TTCCAATTCCAATAGTGTCATTTACAGCAAAACCACTTACATCAGTAACAAAGATGGAAGTACTAGGGCCTGTTGTGCTTACATTACCTAACTCTACTGAAAGACCACAAGTTTTGTTATTAACGGTAACTTTCTTAGCTCCATTGAACTCTGTGAAGTCAGATGTACTAATACCACTGATTATTAGAGTTTCACCGTTTGCAACCTCGTGTGGAATACTTGTTATACCTACAATTTCATTTTTATTCTTTACTAGCTCAGTTTCTGTAAAAGTAGTGACTCCAATCTGCACTGTGGAGATAGGTTTACCCAAAACAGATCCAACGACAATATTTGCTCCAGTTCCATCGGTTCCAGTGCCGTCTAGGTCTAATACATCATCTACTTTGTATCCATCCCCTCTAGAGAAGATAGTTACAGAAGAAATACCAGAACTCTTGATTTTAGTGACTTCAAACTCTTGTTTTAAGGCATCTCTGACATCATCTATCAAATCATAGTCAGAATTACCATATGAGAGATAATATGGGGCTACGTTTCTTGTAAGTTCTCTTTCAGTGATGTCAATATCCTGATTGAAGAAAGTTACGAAGTTTTCATCGATAGGAGTGTCTTTAAATGATCCACCAATCAAATATGGGAATTTTGGTTTGGCAATACCACTAGAATCAACATCTACGCTGTAGAAGTAAGCATATACACCATCTGGATACTGTGGAGTCACACAATAGCGTCCACCATGCACATCTAGGTCTCCTGAGTTGTCAAAGATGTAATCATTGGTGAAATATCCAAAAGCAAAGCCAGGAGGTCTCAGACCCGACCTTAGAGTAGTATCAAGAATGTATCCTGACTGTAATCTTTGTATTGCTCCTCCTGTTGGAGTCTGATAACCATAAGGACCGTAAATTGGATTACCATCATAAGCAAATCCAAGTATAGGTGAGTGGAAGGCGTTAGGTGTCTCAATATTACCCGAATCAATGTTATCTCCAAGTTGGAATCTAAGTTTTTGTGGAGGATAGATACCGATTGTCTGTAATTGGAAGGCAGGGTTCGTACTTGGTTTAGTAAGTAGCGAATCTTCGTCACTTATGATAGCATCGTTCTTTAAAACTTGGTTTATTGTCCACTCTTTAACATCTGCTATAAATTTAGCAGATTTACCTCTATTTTGAAGATCCAGAGTTGTTGTCGCTGAATCATAACCAATACCACCATCAAGAATCGTAATACCAGTTATTTTATTGTTAGTAATGATTGGTTTGATATCTGCAAAACTACCTGTGGGACTATAGACGATAATATCCGAGTCTGGACGGTATCCTTTACCTTGAGCAAGTATCTGAACGTCTACAATTGATCCGTCAATGATAATCGGCTTCAATAGTGCTGTAGATACCACTGTAGCGATTCCAACATCAGGTCTCCTGTGGAAATCCATGATATTAGTGCAACCGTAACCAACACCACCCTCTTCTAAGTAAACACTTTCAATTTCACCAAACACTAACGGTTCGAGCTCTGGTTTGATAATAGTTGTAGCAGCGATACCAGATAAACTCTCTACGTTTACTACTATAGGTGGGTATTTTATAGTATGTTTGCCTGATCCAAATCCACTAATTACAACTGTTTTATTTTTGTTATAATTCGTTAGATTTCTTTGTGAGGAAACACCAACATCACATAATCTGAATCTATTGCTGTCAATTACCTTAACTGCATATTGTGTTGTTGTAGAAAGACCGCTTGCAACAGTTCCTTCAGTAGAATACTCAACAATCTCACCATTTTTGAAATTATGATTATATGCAAGCACATAATCATCAGATGTACTAATACCAGACTGCGTATCTCCGTTTACTGATCTACCTTGTACAATTACTTTCTTGTTTGAGTATCCAGAACCAGAGTTCTTGACATAAATCTTGGTTATTGTATTTTTAGCTAACAATGAAGTAAACTTATGGAAACCATAACTGATATTTCCAATGTCTACTGTATTGATGCCTACTTTTGCATCTTCTGGTGTTTTGAATAACTTAATTGTCTTCTCATTGATGACACCAGCATAGTATGTCGATCCATCAACGATATTAACGATAGGTGGGTTGCCTCTAGAGTCATATACTATGGCTTCACCTTCTTCAAAGTTATGTCTCTCTGGAAAGGTGACACTTTCATCAAATGTATCAACTGATGTACCATCAGCCTTGAAGTTGGATACTAGATTACCTCTGACAAGGTTAGATTCAAGAACTGCACCACTTCCGTTACCACCACTAACAGTGATCTTGGGTTTCTCTTGATATCCGATGCCAGGAGTAACTAATTTGACTTCTCTGAAAGATCCAGATACGTTAGCATGAGCAACAGCACCAAATCCCTGAGAATCATTAATAATCAGTGGAGGACCTGTAATAACATCATAGTCTTGGCCTGGATTTGTAACTTCTAGCTTGGATATGTTACCATGAAAGATCTGTTCATCAAAAACAGTGGGTGGAAATACCTCAACACCATTAGCCAGCAAACCAACTGGTCTATTTTTTACCTCTCTCTTGTTTGGGTCATCAAATAAATTTTTCTGCTTGTAGTAAGGATACTTTCTAAGAATTTTCTGGTTCTTGAGTGTTTTATTCTCCCAACCTGACTTGTAGATGTATTGTCCAGCAGTGTTAATCTTTATAGCGATGTATTTTTTAGAAAATACGTCAGCTCCACTGAAAGATAGATTAAAGTCAGTCTCGTTGATTTTAGTTACAAAGTAGACACCAGTATTGATGCCACTGTTGGTTGTATTGTCCCAATAGATCTTATCACCAGTTACATAGTTGTGAGCTAGGAGTTGATTAGGGGTCGCTCCTACCGTGAAGGAGGGATCATACGATTGAATGGTATAAGTAAACCCACCACCGAGTAAAGGTGTCCCAAAACCGTCTGTAACCTCTATTGAACTGGATTTTACAAATACTTTATTGTCAGTTGCAAAGATTGGATAGTTTGGTAGACCAGCAGAAGCGATATAGAAGAATTCTTCGTTCTTATCTAAGTAACTGTTTTGAACACCAACAGGAAACTCATCTACACCAGCAAAGTAGTCGGAATTGTGTTCTGCCTTAGTAACAGTCTTTGTAATTGTTGTTAAGTTAGCTGGAACTGTTCCAGATGTTTGTATAACAATGGTATTTGAGTAAATCTTAGAAAGGTTAGTTGCATCATACTCAATATCTTTGACTGTTACTTCAATTTGATCGCCATTATCATTTTTAAGAATTAATATCTCATCAATGTAGAAAACAATTGAATCAAACAACTTAAGTCTGTATGTATTGACGTTTACCTGATTGATGGAAGAAATATTGTGAGATGAAGGTATGTTATAGATCCAGTTGTTGAACTGTGGAGTATCACCTAAGTCTCTACCGAAAGAAAGTAACTTTAGATTGTCACCAATCTGCATATTGGTTGATTGACTTGTATCAGCTTCATCAATAACATTAACAAGTCTAAACTCCATCAATGATGTCTGTCCAAATCCAGCATAAGAGTATGCAAGCTTGTTTTCAAGAACATCAGCACCAAAAACTAATGAAGTGGTAACACCAGAGATTCCTAAGAACTGGTTTATTGTTTTATCAGTGTAAGATAGAGTTAGAAAGTTATCACCAGCTCTGGGTCTTACTAAAAGAGATCCACTTTGACCAAATCCAACCGTAGAGTCAACTACAAGACTGGTCGCATCTTCATTAGTGACCTCTAGTGCTTTTGTTTTACCAGGCACTTGGAAATTACCATCAAATGATGTGGAGTCAAGAGACATCTCATAGAAGTCTGTCTGGTTGATCGGTCTATACTCAACATTATAGATTGAAGCACTTACAGTACCAATACCAGATACGTCTTGATACAAGAAATTACCAACTGACTGTAAAGGTTGTGCAGCTGGAGTTAAGTTCTCAAGAAGAACGTGTTTAGTTTTGAAATATACGTTTGCAGAAGAAACAATAGTCTGATCAATTGGTTTGAGCAGTTCAATATCTTCACCATACAAAAGTTTGAAAAGAATCTGATATGAAGAGTCAGTTCCCTTCGACATATAGAAGTCTTTTGCCCTAGTTAGAACGTTTGTTACAGATGTTCCACTTACGAAGTTTCTATTTTCAAATCCAGGCAGAAACTCTGTTTTAAACTTTGTAAAAAATTCTTGTAGGAACAGATTACTTAAATTAGTAACTGTTGCACCAGTATTATGTGCAGATGCAGAACTTTGTAGGAAGTTTAGGAACTCAGCATTGTCCTCTTGTGATATCTGATCGATACCACTGAATCCTCTTGCACATCCAGTAAAGGATGTAGCAGTTTTACCAGTATATGTTATTATCTCTTCGCCAATCTTAAGTAAACCGTATGTATCTGGCCAACCAGTAGTTGAAGTTACGTTGATTGTGGTTGATGCAGCAAAAATAGGAGCAGTAAGAGTGGTTGATTGTATTAAACTTTCATTATTGAACGCACTTATCTGTCTATACTCAGGAAGATTGTTCGCTAGGTCAATTACACCAGACTTATGTTCTTGTGAAGCGTAATATTGTTTTAAAAAGCTCGCAAACTTAGGAGACTCCTGATTTAAAAATTCTGGAATCTGCGATTTTATGACATGAGAGATTTTTACTCTTTTTATTTCTGCCATTTACCTTGTGTAGATTGTTTCGCTAGCGTAACTAGATGTTGTGACGTATGATGTAGCAGATGTATTCTCACCAGAGGATACAACATCAGGAAGTGCATTTACTGTACTGTTGGTAACGTCTAATTGTAAGTACAGATCTTTGAGGGCGATAACATCATTAGAATCAGGTATTGCTTCAACTTGAATCAATCCGTTTGCCAATGTAGACCCTGTTATATTTACCACATCCAAATTGATCTCGCCATGAACGTAATCTACAGTCCCAGCATCGTTTTTAACGATAAGAGGAAGGTTATTTACAAGCTTGAAGAACACAAGTTTACCAAATGCAGTTCCAGCCGTAGGAATATCACCAAGATACAAAGTTCCGTCTATACCACTAACGGTAAACCCTGTAGAACGTATGCCATATCCGTTTGGTTGGTCATAAAAGGCATTTCCGTAGCAAAGTTCATAAGTTGCAAATGTATTGAGTTCAGGCGTAAGATCTCTTCTCATCTTAACTCTAGTAATGTTAGAAGTTACACCTCTTCCAGAGTCATCAATCAATCCAACCACTTTAGAGTATTTGAATCTGCCACCAAAGTCATTAATGTCAGATGATTTTGAATATGCAGTCAAAGCCTTAGTTACTGATGTAATTAATTCTGTTGCATCGCTGACAGAGTTAGTGTTATAGTAAACAGAAGTATCGACTTCAACATAAAGATATTTAAGATCAATAATTTCGGGTTTGATACCAGCAATGGAATATTGTTTAAGTTGTCTAGAGATATCATCTTTTGTGATCTGTGAAAGGAACGAACCATTTCGAGGTTTGATGGAAATGAACACTTTTCCATACTCAGGTGGATCTAACTCCTCCCCACCGTAGGCGGTCACAGACTCGACGTTAGGATATACGAATGGAATGATACCAGAATAGTCACTCGCCGTTACTGCACGGTATTGTGATGAGTATATGCGAGGTGCCAGATATTTAATTGAACTTGTTTCCTCAATATCATCTCCCATTGAAGCTTTATTGGTAGTTGATATAAGTGAGATACCAGTTGTGACAGATAATCCTTGGTCATCTTCTAAAATTCCAACAAATGAGAAATTTTTAGCATCATTTCCAAGTCTTCCATTTGTTACGATGTAAGAAACCGTTACGATTGCTCCAGCAGGCGGTTTTTTACCTAAAATTCCGTCTCCAAATAAAATTTCGTATTGTTCATCTTCAATTTCTTGAATTAAGAAGAGTTTTGACGTAGCATCAACTCTTAAAATGTTATCATATAGCGTATAAATCTCTTTTGTCGTAGATTCGACTGTAACACGAATAGAAGTTGTGTCAACATTAGCATTTGGAAGGATAAAACGCTGATTTGGTTGTGAATAATCAATCTGAAAAGTTTTTTGAAGGTAAACGCCTTCATAAATGTTCAAATTTTCAAAAAGTGCGATATTATTTTCGTTTGTTGTAGCAACAAAGTCGTCTGGAATTGAAAAAATGTAAGATCCGTTGACTTGATTACCCAATGCAACTTGTCCAGCCTTCAAAGTTACGATTCTAGTGTCATTACTGTACATATCAACACTAAAGTTGATAGTTGCCATTGCAGATCTACTTGATCTTGGTACATAACCAATGTTTCTAGCAAGTGCAACCACGTTTTCACGCAAAGTCGCACTGTCGAGGAAGCACTCATTGACTGCCATGTTAGTATTATAGGCAGTAATGTAAGTATTGTACGCTAAAAGATCAATTAGAGTTGAAAAGTTCGATCCTTCAAAGTCAAAATCAGCAAAATCACTGTTTACTCTGAGGTAATCTTTGATTTGAGCTCTAAGATCAGCAAAGTCTAGGTTTGTAAACTGGTTAAATGACATTATACTCTAGTTGATTGTAGGATAAAGTCTACTTGTTGTCTTGGAGCTGTAATTCCGACTATATCGTAGGCTATTGTTACGTTTAATATTGTAGTATCTTGCGGATAAACCACTCTTGTCACGATATTTGTGACTCTAGGTTCGTAGTTTTCAAGTAAAATTAAAATTTCATCCTCTAAATCCAAGGCAATGTCTTGAGTTGCTTGTTCAAACATGAAATCTTCTATCTTACTACCCAAAAGTGGGTTGTAAAAACGTTCTCCTATTCGTGTTCTGACGAGATTCTGTACAGAACGCTTGATTGCGTCCTCATTATAGAAGACTCCAATGTCATCTGTAATGGGATGCTTAGCAAAAGAGAGGCTAATATCTCTAAAATCCAAGCTCGTTCTTAAATTGTCGTCAATACTAGGCATTATTCCTTAGATTCGTTTAAGTTTTGCTTCCTTTTTTCGTCATTAGCATCATCACCAACAACTTCACGCAGTACATTCTCTTCTTTTTTAGGGTTAATGTAAAAATCTTCGTAAGATTTATCCCAATCTTCCAATCTCATCAGTAAATATGCTATTCAAATTCTATTTAGACACAAAAAAAGACCTTTTGATCAAAGACCAAAAGGAATTTAAAGAAATTTGATTGTTTTT